CCTGCCCCCACAGTTACAGCAGGCCCTCCTTTCAGTCGCACAGGAAATGATCGAGTAGAGTGTGATGCGATGGTCGTTAGTTCTTACACGCCAAGCAGTATTGGTGGCTACAGGGAAGGCGTAGGAACCTTGAGGGCCAATGGTGGAGACATCGGTGGGGGATCGGAGAATCTCGTTGCACTGTCTTGTGACGCGTATGTAACAGCCAGAATGCGAGGGTTTGGCGATTACGACTGTGACGGCACAGCAAGCACGGTAAAAGCTAGGGATTACAAAGATGCTACCGACCTGGTTGCTTACCCCTTAAATACAATGACAATACAAGGGCGACCGAGCGATAATGGAAGAATGGGTTTAGGTATTGGATCAAAAACAGACCCATCACCAACCATTACGAAGGCTCACAGTCATGCGGTTGCAATCGCCCTAGCCGAAAACACAATCGGCAGGCAGCCAATGAATGGCGGTAATGGTGACGGCTTTACTGAGGGCGGTCCAATGTACACCTTGAACGCTACTGGTGTGCATGGGGTGGCGCAGTCTATGGCTGTCCGAAGACTGACTCCGACAGAGTGCGAGCGTTTGCAGGGCTTCCCAGACGGCTACACTAACATAAAGGACAAATGCCCAGACGGCCCTCGATACAAAGCACTAGGAAACTCAATGGCAGTTCCCGTTATGAAGTGGATAGGTGAGAGAATTAAAACGGTTGATTCTTTGTAAGGATATAGGTAGCATTAGAAGTGTCGGTGGGTTGGCAGCCCTAAAGATCGACGGATACAAGGATTTAATGGAATCGATGCAACCGACACAGGTAGTATTCTTCCATAACTTCCTTCCGAGATCAAGCTGCAACCATCGATACCAAGCGCGTGGAAGCGTCGCCTGAAAAGGTCACCCACCACGTTAAAAAAGGAGATCCAGACAAGTCTTGGTGGTTATGGGTAGTCTCGACAGCGAGTGTTCATTGGTTAACAACCTTGCACGAAACGCATCATCGAGACGGGAGCACGCCAGTCTGGGCGGTCAGTGAGCCGTAATTGTTCCAGTCAGAGCTTTACTGAGTGATCTGATCCTGATGCTGGCGAGGACTGTCTCAATCGGCATAAGGTACTTACCAGAGTCGGCTTCGGTCGCTCTGGGTGAGTATTGCCTGAATTAAAGCAGAACGAACTCATCGGCATAAGGGGAACATCAATGCAGTGTCCAAAAGGCGGGCAGATAACAGAACAGACACACACGGTCAAAACGATGGCTAAGGCGCAAGAGTGGTACGAGCAAGTTGCAGAAGATGACTTGCCAGTGACCATTCAGAAGTCGATTACATCGGAAGGAAGGGTTCACTACAAGGTGATAAATAGAGACGGAGAAAAACTATACCAAAAGGGGTGAAGCATGGATATTTTAACAGGCAAGCGGTGTCAATGTGTGGTGTGTGGCGAGGTATTCTCTACCGAAAAGAATTTCGATAAGCACAGAAAGGGAGACTACGATAACAGGTATTGCGTAGATCCTGCCGAGGTCGGATTGGAGATCAGGGAGACCGATAAGGGAAATTACTGGGTAGTGCCTGCGCCAGAAGGCATGTCATGGAGATAACAGACCAGATGCACCAAGACGCAATGTCTATGGTTCAGTCTGGTAAGATGAATGACAGTTCACTCAATGGGTCTCTGTCTCAGTACACGGGATTCATTGGTGAACAAGTCGTAATGAAATATTTTAATGTCAAGTCTATTCCATACCAATACAAAGGTGATAAGGTATACGATTATGACCTTGAGGTCGGACAGGTTAGGATCGATATAAAGAGCTTAAGAAGAACGTCGTATCTATCTGACAAGTTCGAGCATGCAATACCTAACTACTCTCAAGTCATGAGCTGCCACTTGTATTTATTCGTGTCAATAAAGATCCCAGATATAAGAGCCACCGAGGCTAACATAATGGGATGGTGCGGACATAAGTGGTTCTGGGATAACGCTGAGTCGGTAGATAAGGGAGTATTTAGGGATAACGGTATGACGCATAAAGCGGATAACTCGAGCATAAGATATACCCAGCTAAAACCAATAGAGGACTTGATACTAAGATTTAATTAAGGAGAATCAACATGGAGTTGAGACCACACCAAGAATTAGCAGTGAACATGCTAAGGGATTCATTAAAACGAGGTAACAAAAGACCGATACTTGCTGCACCATGCAGTTTCGGAAAGACAATTACAGCATTGCATATGTTGAAGTGTGCCGCCGAGAAGGGTAAGCGTGGCATCTTCATCTGCGACCGGATTAAGTTAGTTCAGCAGTCACTTGAATCGGCAGACTTCCACGGGTTGGATGTCGGCGTTATCCAGGCTAATCACGAAAGAACCAACTGGGACGCACCGATCCAGATCGCATCGATTCACACGATGGCTCGCAAGTCCAAGATGATTGAGTTCGACTTCGCGATAGTCGATGAGTGTCATATCGTCTATGAGTCGCTGAAGCGATATATGGAAGCATATAACAACGTCCCATTTATAGGTCTTTCTGCTACACCATACGCGAAGGAGCTAGGCAAGTATTACGATGACTTGGTTGTGCCGATCTCGCCTCGGCAACTACTGGATCAGCAGTATCTATGCCCAGTCGATTATTACGGTGGTCGGCAGGTCAAGACTAAAGGCGTGAAGTCTAAGGCTCTGAGAACAGGTGGCACTGACTGGGACGAGAAGGCTTTGTCCGATGCGATTGAGAAGGACGAGACCTTAGCCGGGGACATTGTTAAGAACTGGTTTAAACACGCCGAGGGTAGGCAGACAATAGCGTTCAGTCCCTCGATCAAACACTCTAAGCACATGGTAGAACTTTTTCTATCCCACGGTATCCCTGCTGTCCATATCGATGGCTACATGGACGATGAAGAGCGCCAGTGGATCTTCCGTGCTCATGACAATGGGGAGTTTAAGATACTCTCATGCTCTAGGCTCTTAAACACAGGCTACGATGCGCCACAGGTTGAGTGCTTGATTGATTGCTTCCCTACCAAGTCGCTGATCTCATATGTGCAGAGAGCAGGGCGAATCATGAGGACATCACCTGGTAAAGAGAGAGCGATCTATCTCGATCACGCAGGTAATGTTAGAAGGCATGGGTTCGCCGAGGATATTATTCCTCAAGAGCTAGACGATGGTACGAAGAGGTTCAAAGAGCGCAACCAGGTTAAAGAGAAGAAAGAGCCGAAGGTCAAACAATGTCCTCAGTGCTATCAAGAGATGGTCGGCATTCGATGTAAGTGCGGCTATGAGGTTCCGATCAAAGAGAGGCTTCAAACGGACAACCAAGAGCTTCAGAAGATCACTAAGGCAAATAAAGAGGATAAGTCTCAGTGGTTAGGTCAGTTCCAGCTATATGCTGCCCAGAAGCGATACCAAGCTGGATACGCGGCTCATCTCTACCGTCAGAAGTTCGGAGTGTGGCCGAAGGTTCAGCCTACACCGGCGAAGGCAGTGTCAGATGACGTTTTGAACTTTATTAAATACACATGGATAAAGAGGGCTAAAGGTAATGCTAGAGCAGTTTCTAGAGCGGCTTGAAAAGGTAAGAAAGAGCGGTAAGGGTTATGTGGCGTGTTGCCCGGTACATAAGGATAGAAACCCATCAATGACAATCACGGAGAAGGACGGAAAGGTATTGTGTTATTGTTTTTCGTGTGGAGCGAACGGGAAGCAGGTAGCAGAGGCAATCGGTTTGCCAAACGCGGCACTGTTCTCGGAGCCGTTTATCAAAACGGGTATGTCTAGGAAGGACAGAGAGGACTTGGAGATGGATCGGTTGGTTCTCATGATAGCGGAGAAGAACGAGCCGACCAGTTACGCAGACTTCAAACGATTGAGACTCGCTAAAGAAAGGGTAGTTAAGCTTGAGGAATTAGAACGCCAGTCATTAGAACAAAACAATCTAAAGGCGGTATAAACAATAAGGCTAAATAAGAGTAGGATTATCTAAACGCATGGAGGTGCATATGAAAGTAAGAATCGAGATTGAAGTAGATGTGTCAGAATTAGAGTTCCACGGCTTAAAGATTACGTCGGAGAGATATTCATCAGAAGCGTGGGGTAGAGTCGAATCGCATACAACTAAATATGCGGACTGGGACAGGGTCACCTGGAATGATTTTGAGTGCGAGCTTATAAACGAGGACGCTGCCGCTGGCTTCCTAATCGATGAAGCGTACTACGGTGAATTTTGATGAACCTATCAGACCTTCACAATGCAGAGCTAGTGTTTAGACCAAGAAAGAGAAAGCTTACCATTGAGCAGATAGCAGAGGCGATTGAGTTGAGAGGTAAGGGTATTGGCTACGAGCGATTAGGCATGATATTTAACGTCTGTTCTGATTGCATAAGGTACAATATTCAAGGCGCTCAAGAGCATGGCTAG